CCTCTGCTAGTCCAAAACGACCCGGTTGCGCGGGCTGAATGGGAGCGCCGCGTGCCTGAATTGCTCGCCACTCACGTTCTAACGCGCCAAGACGAAACAGAGTTCGCCGAATACTGCCTACAGCACTCAATCTGCAACGCGCTATGGAAAGAGCAGGAATCCCTTGGCTTTGAGCGTGCTATCATGGCCGGCATCTTCAAGGCCCGGCAAACCGCCGTCGCCACGCGCACCCGGCTGGCCGCCAAGTTCGGCTTCACGCCTTCTGACCGCTCGCAGGTCAAGATTCCCAAGAATCCAGCGAATCAAGGCGGTGGCAAGTTCCTAACCGGCGCGCCGAAGCTGGTTGCGATTAAGTAAATGATTTTCTGGCGTAATAAGAACGGCACTTGCAAGCCAGCACATAATTGGAAACTATCCTTTCCAGGCGCATGGTTTGACGACAAGGCCGCCGCATGGGCCGTTGAGTTCGTCGAAACCTGCAAGCACCAGAAAGGCGAACTCGCAGGCGAACTGTTTATCCTTGCCGACTGGCAGCGGGAGATTACCCGCGGCATCTTTGGCTGGAAACGACCTAACGGCACTCGGTTATTCCGCGAAGTATATATCGAAGTCCCGCGCAAGAATGGGAAGTCAACTTGGGGTGCTGCTCTCGGATTGTATTTACTCTTTGCTGACGGTGAACCAGGCGCCGAGATTTATTCCGCCGCCGCCGACCGCGATCAGGCGGCAATCATCTTCGGCGTAGCCAAAGGCATGGTCGAGCAGGATCCGGACTGGACCGCTGCATCGGAGAATTTCGTCAAGACAATCGTCTACCAGGCGACCGGAAGCGCTTATCATGTGCTTTCCGCCGACGCGCCGAGCAAGCACGGTAAGAATTCTCACGGTATTTTATTCGATGAGCTACACGCCCAGTCCAATCGCGATCTCTATGACGTTTTAAAGACATCTACCGGCTCACGCCGCCAACCGCTGCTGATCATGTTCACCACGGCTGGCTTCGATAAGCACTCGATTTGCTGGGAAGTCCATGACCACGCGATCAAAATGATGAACGGCACGATTAGCGATGATTTTTTCTTGCCGGTTATCTATGCCGCTGATGAAACCGACGACTGGACGTCGCGAAAGACCTGGAAAAAGGCCAATCCGAACTATGGCGTCTCGATCAAAGAAGATTATCTCAAAGCCGAATGCGACAAGGCGCAGGTCACGCCGGCGTACGAGAATACGTTTAAACGGCTCCATTTGAATCTCTGGACCGAGCAGCAGACCCGCTGGCTACAAATGCGTGAATGGGACGCTTGCGCGTTGCCAGCGGTAAGCTACGACAAATTGAAGGGCCGCACCTGCTACGCCGGCCTGGATTTGGCGTCGACTACAGACATCGCCGCGCTCGTCCTGCTCTTCCCGCCGCGCACCGACGAGGAAAAGTTTGAGGTGATTCCGTTTTTCTTTATTCCCGAAGATGGCCTGCACGATCGCGTGCGCAAGGACGGCGTTCCCTACGATGTTTGGAAGCGCACCGGCTTAATCCAGACCACGCCCGGCAATCTGATCGATTACCGCTGGATCATGCTCAAACTCGGCCAATGCCGCATCGATTTTGACTTGCGCGTGCTCGCCTTTGACCGCTGGGGCTCGCAAAAGATCGTCAATGACTTGTGCGACGAGGTCGGCTTTACCGTCGACCCCAAGGAGGCCACCGTTCGGCGTCATCCGCTGCTGATTCAGTTCGGCCAAGGCTTCGCGTCCATGTCGCCGCCGACTAAAGAGCTGCTGAATTTGATTCTCGGCCGGAAAATCACGCATGGCGGCAACCCCGTTCTGCGCTGGATGGCTCAAAACATGATCGTGAAGCACGATCCAGCGGGCAATATCAAGCCGGACAAGAGCAAGTCGACGGAAAAGATTGACGGCATGGTTGCGCTTACCATGGCGCTTGGAGTTGGGCTGTCGGTGCCTGCGCCGGCGCCGAGCGTCTACGAAAGCCGGGGAGTATTGAGCATATAACCATGCACGATAGATACCTAGATCTTGAATCAGCCAATAACGATGTTCGCATGCTTACCGAGCGTGACAAAGCGTTACTCTACAAAGCGCTCTACTTAAATGACATGAGAATCGACAAGGCCGAGACAATTATCGCCAAGCCTAAACCGAAGCCTGAGTATCTCTGACCATGCTAACCATCGTGGGCTTCCTATGGCGCGATCCGCTTTATAGCGGCAGATTTGAGCCTGAAAGCGCGAATATCTGGGCTCGCATGATCCACCGCAATCTTTCCATGCCGCATCGGTTCGTACTGATGACCGACTTCCCCGACGCCAAGTATGACCCGCTGATTGAGCCGGTGAAGCTGTGGGACGACTGGCGCGAACTGCGTCACCCGCGCTGGGAAGGCCCACACTGTTACTTGCGGCTAAAGGCTTTTAGCGAAGAAGTTAGGCCGATTTTCGGTGATCGGTTCGTTTCCATTGACCTTGATTGCTTGTTTTTGGATTATTTAGACCCGCTTTTCGAACGCGACGAGGATTTTATCATTGTTCACCGGGACGGCGACAAGCCGGAAAAGGAGCGCAACAAATATCAAGGCGGCATGTGGTTGATGAATACCGGCGCCCGCCGCCAGGTATGGGACGATTTTCGCGGCTTAGAAAGTATCAAGGTCGCCGAGTTCATGGGTACTGATCAGGCTTGGATTCGCCACAAACTAGGCCCAAACGAAGCCGGATGGACCAAAAACGACGGGGTTGTGAACTGGAGCAACGTCAAAGGCGATGGCCGATGGCGCTTCCAGGCACCCAAGCGCACGCGGATTATCTTCTTTCGCGGCGAAGATCAGGCCACGCAATATTTGCATCGCGATCAGCCGTACTGCGCACACTGCGGCCAGCCGGCCAAGCTGGCGCCGCCGTTTCGATTGCCGAAAATGCCGCGTGAGGCTAGCTGGGATGAATATGCATGGGTTGCGGAGCATTATCGGTGAAATTAAATATCCAACATCCACTAAAGTTTTGGGAGTGGTATGGCGACAAACAAGGAACGTGGGGGAATACCAATGACGGCAAGGCTTTCTGTTCGCATTCGATTTTTCGGCTTACCCTATGGGGTCTCAGGGACAATATTGTGACGATCCCTGAATTAAGGGCAATTAATCCGCGCTCGCAAGACAAGAAATCATTGTGACGGATGTGACGGATTGGGAGAATGAACTACAAATACGGGAATAAAAATAACTGGCGTCGGTGGTATTGGAACAAAATTCGAGAGCGCGTTAATAATCCTAGGGACGCAATAGTTTTGTATTTGGCTGGGGAAGCGGACTTAGACAGGGATGTAGCGCTCGCAAAGGGTTTTAAGAATAAAAATTTAATTGCGGTTGAAAATAGGCGAAGTGTATTGGCGGCATTGCGAGCGAAGTGTGTATTGACGATAGATAGCGATCTTTGCGATGTGATTACCGATTGGCCGCTGGATAAACCGGTCCAGGTAGTTGTTGGTGATTTCTGTGGCGGCTTAACGCTAAGTCGATTGAAAAAGTTAAAACACTGCTGGCTTCGTCCTCAATTTCATGATGCAGTTTTCTGTTTTAATTTCCTACGTGGACGCGATTCAACATCGAATGAAATTCGCAAGGTTTATTCTGAAGGTGCAAGAAAGATGGGGCTTGGTTGCCAAAAGCACAGAGCTGAAGCATTCATGGCGTTTTTGGCCCGTGGCATAGCATATTTATGTGAAAAAGCTGCGCCAATCGATAAACATTACACTTGGGATGAGCTGACAAATTTTTCTCTTTATTGCTTGGACAAGTCGAAACCGGAATTTAGAAGTTATAGATCGACTGCCGGTAATCAAATATTTGACAGTGTAGTGTTTAAATCGCCATTCAAGGAAATACCGATAATGTCTTCCGTTTCGGACGTTGCGAAGGGCTCGACGGTTCGTCGTCGAATCGCGGCAACGATGGCTCATAGAACGATGAGATTGTGATGATCACCTTCGTCACCTGGAAATGGCACACGCCGGGCAGCGGACGCGAGTTTCTCGCCGAGCACGTCAATGTGCTGTACTCCATGGTCGATTTCCAGTATCAGCAACCGTTTCGCTTTGTCTGTATTACCGATGATCCAGCGGGGCTTGATCCGGATATAGAAACGATGCCGATGCCTGTACGCTTCGATGTGCCGAACCCGCAAGGGAAGCGTTTCCCGCAGTGCTACTGCCGATTGTGGAACTTTTCTCGCGAAGCGCAGGTGTTAGGTGAGCGCATTTTACAGTTGGATATTGATTTAGTGATTCTTGATTTTCTAAAGCCGCTAGTTGACCGCGATGAAGATTTCGTTGGCTGGTGCGATCCTAAATTTGGCTGGCGCAAGATTGCTGGCGGGATTTATTTGCTTAAAACGGGCTCCATGCCGCATATCTGGGATGATTTCGACCCTGCCACGTCGCCGCAAGAGTCCGCAGCCGCGGGCTACATGGGCAGCGACCAAGCATGGATGAGTTACAAGATGTATCCGCCCGCCGGCCAGTGGAGCAACGGCGATGGCCTGGTGAAGCTCAACTGGACGCCGGAATACGCCAAGGAGGCGCCGGAAGGCGCGCGCATCGTGTTCACCAATGGCGCCAAGCCGCCGTGGAACGCGGAAATACAGGCGCGTTACCCTTGGATTAAGGAATACTGGCGATGACTATCACCGACGACGAACTAAAAATGCTCACCGACAAGTCGAGCCGCGATCCGGAAGTCGTCGAACTCTACCGCCAGCACGATTTCCTTACCGCCTACGGACGCCATACCGACCTGCGCGTGAAAGACAATCCGGAGCTCGCCATCGGCGGCGAGTGGGAAGAGTACGGCAATATTCAACGAGATTTTCTGATTGCGCAGGGGCTAAAACCGCATCATCGGTTGCTTGATGTTGGTTGCGGTACGGGCCGCCTGGCGCGCAAGATCGTGCCGTTCTTGGACGAATGGAATTATGTTGGCTTAGATATTTCCTCGCAGGCTCTGTCAAATGCAGATAGGTTATCGATCGGGGAAGGCTGGAGTAAACGCAATCCACGATTTTTCCAGAGCAGTATGGAGCTGTTCGGGTATTTTGATTTCGCCTGGGCGTTTTCTGTCTTTATTCATTTGCCGAGCGATATCATTGAATTGATGATTCCTGGCGTTTTGCGCCGCCTTGCACCAGGCGGCAAATTTTATTTCAGCTACGTGCCGACGAACCTGCCCGACAACACGCGCACCGGCTTGAAGCAGTTCAAACACCCGCTGTCGCTCTACGAAAAGCTCGCCGCTAACTTGGGCTACTCGCTGGTCGAGGTGCCATGGCCGGGACGGCAACGGATTCTCAAGATGGAGCGGCGATGAGCAGGCGCATCTTTCTCGATGTCGGCGCGCACACCGGCGAGACGCTGGCCGCCGTGCTCGATCCGGAGTTTCGATTCGACGAGATTTATTGCTTTGAGCCTGCACGCGCATGTTGGAAAGAATTGAAAAAAGTTGCTGAGTGGGATGATAGGGTAAGTATTGAGCAATACGGCTTGTGGAATCAAACCACTGTACAACAGCTTTTAGATCCCGGCAGCGACGGCGCTAGCTTATGGCGGAAAGACAAAATGAGATTAGACGCAAGCAATCAGGTTTGTCATTTTGTCTGTGCGAGCCATTGGTTCAGTGAAAACATCGAAGCCGGCGACACCGTATTACTCAAACTCAACTGCGAAGGCGCGGAGTGCGATATCCTCGACGACCTGCTCGACAGCGGCGAGTTCGACAAGGTGACGTTCGCCATGATCGACTTCGACGTGCGCAAGATCGCCAGCCAGCGCCATCGCCAGGCCGAAATCCTGGCACGCTTCGCCGAGCTCGGCATCGCTTACCCACGCGTAGCCACGACCAAGCAAGTGATGAAGGGCGCGACGCACCAGGAGCGGATTAAGAATTGGCTGCGGGTGGTGGAAGCGAAGTGATTGACTGGAATTCCGCTTACTACGATTGGGACAAGGCCGGAAAGTTAGTCAGAACTCGCGGAGTTTGGCTTGAGGTTTCTTTATATCACCGGATGCTGTTCTATTTTTATCTAAGTATGCCGCTAAAGAGCTTTTATTGTCATTCAAGTTCGGACCCAGATTGTGAGGTAGCGGACGATTCATTTACCGGCGACAAGCTCTTTGAAATAAATCTTTTTGGGCAAGGGGTTCTAATACACACAGAAAAATTTGGCGTATGGAAAGATTGTCCACCAGCAGAAACGATGGTTCGCGTACTTCACACACCGTGGTTTTGCGTGCGGCTTCGATATCATAGTCTGCCGAGGATGCTGGAACTTATAAGGCAATGACCGAATTCACGCTGATCGTACCGTTCTACCGCAACGTCGCCATGCTCACGCGCCAGGTCGAGGAGTGGAATCAATATCCTGAAGGCGTCACGGTGATTTGCGTCGACGATGGCAGTCCGGAGCCGGCGTTACCGATTATCACCGGCAGTTCCCATAGCAAATTTATTGACGTTAGTAACCACGACGAAGGGCGATCGGTTCTTAGCTGGCCACAATCGATTCAACTCTACCGAATTCTCGTCGATAAGCCATGGAACCGCGTAGGCGCGCGCAATCTCGGCGCGCACATAGCGACTACTGAATGGATTTTGCAAGCCGACATCGATCACATCCTCCCAGCGGACTCCGCGCGTGCGCTACTGGCCTTCACTCCCGATCCGAATCGCTGGTATCGCTTCCCGCGCTGGCGCTTTGGCGCCGCCGATGGGACGCGTCGCAAGGACGCCATTGCGCCGGCCTGCGAGTATGGCCAGGTCCATCCGCACGTCGACTCGTACCTGATCCGCAAGGCTGCGTATTGGGAAACGGGTGGCTATGATGAGGACTACGCCGGGTGTTTAGGCGGCGGGGGCGCATTTTTGCGCCGGCTGGAGAGCATGTACCCGGTTGATTTGCTGCCTGAGCCGATCCGCTTGGAGGTCTACACGCGCAACGCCATCGCCGACGCCAATGACTTGACGCTATCCCGCGACACCACGATAGGCGCCAACATCCGCAGGAAAAAGGCCGCCATGGGCGACGATGTGCCGAGAAACCCGCTGAGATTTGAGTGGGTGAGGGAATTGTGACCTACCCCCAAGTCATCGGCGAATTCGCCACGCTCGACGCCATTCTCGCCGGCAAAAGCATTGCCCGCTACGGCGACGGTGAACTGAAGCTCATGCACGGCGCCGGATACTCGCGCCAGCCCGCCACGGAGGAGATCACCGCCGAGCTTGTGCAGATTTTGCAGAACCCGCATAAGAATTGCCTGGCGGGCGTGCCGACGATGGACCCGCAAGGGCCGAAGTACGACAATTGGATGCGCCACGCCGAGCGCTTCGCCAAGCTATTGCGGCCGGACAAGGTGCAATACTACAGCGCGTTCATTTCGCGGCCAGACTCTGCGCCGTGGATTAATACGGTGGAGTTTGCGGAGAAGGTTGATCGGTTGTGGCGCGGTAAGGATGCCGTAATCGTATCAGAGGTAAAAAACAGCATTATTGAGGCCGTTAAGCGTACGGCGGCGTCGACATGTCACGTCCAATGTCCGAGCCATAACGCATACGATGAGATTAGCAGACTTGAATTCGAGATCGGCTTTCCTAAGCCTGAGATAGTCATCCTATCCTGCGGCCCGACGGCAACATGCCTCGCGAATCGCCTCGCCTCGCGCGGCATTCACGCAGTGGATATCGGCAGCGCCGGCGGATTTTTGTATAAATTGCTTGAGAAAAAGCCGATAGTAAAGCTGGCAGCGCCGCAGCAATGTCAATTTTGCCGGTATTGGAGCACATTGGAGAATCGAAACGAAGCATCGGACTCAATCGCGGAGTGTCGTCGCCATGGGCCGATTGCGAATTCCGTCCAGAAGTGGCCAATCACTTACTCTAGTGAATGGTGCGGCGAATTCAAGGCGGTGAAATTATGAATGTGTTTCTTCTTAACGCATTTGTTGCGAAAGTAAAAGTGAAGCAATGAACGCCGCCGCCACAAAAATTATCCAGCTATTCAAAAAGCCCGGCAAGAAGCGCCGCCGCAACG